TTATATAACTGCTAATACAAATAATTATACACATCCTAACCACTCAGGAGAAGTAACGTCTAGTGCTGATGGAGCACAGACTATTGCTAGTAATGTTGTAGATGAAGATAATTTAAAAATTAGTAATTCTGGTACAAATGGTCAGTACTTGCAGAAACAGTCTGGAAATACTGGTGGTTTAACGTGGGCTGACGTAGCTGCTGGGGGTAACACCTTTACCGCAGTAGCCGATGGAGCGATTGCTAATAATAAACCAGTTACATTGAAAACAAATGGAAAGGTAGCTCAAATAGCTTCATCACATGCAGCAGCCCAACCTTCTTATAAAGATATAGAAGAGATGGGTCAAAACGGAGAATACGCTGTTACTGTGTTTGATCCTGATACAAATTATGTAGTTTGCTATAACGCAACAGGAGCAGATGTAAAATTAAAGTACTCAACTTCTCTTGTTGATGCTAATGGTAATTTAGCAAGTAAACAGCAAACAACTCAAGATGTTGATAATTCAGGCTACGGTAAACCTGCTTTTGGATCAGGACATGAATGTTTTCATGCTACTTATGACACTACTCAAAATAAACATGTATGTTGTATCATATCTGATTATTCCTTTAAAGCATGGCTAGGGACTTACAGTGGTAATACTTTAAGCTGGAGTGGAACTGCTACAGATCCAGCTAGTGCAAATACTGGTTGGAAAATGCCTTGGATACATCACGACCCAAGTACTAATCGTTATGTTTGTGCCTATATTAAAACCAGCAATGGTAAAGTATATGCTACACAAGGTACTTACAGTAGTACCGCTAGCTCTATTTCTTGGGGAACAGAAGTTGAAATAGGTACTGGTGCTTCAGCTGAAGACATTGCTTTGTGCAAAGCTGGTACAACAACTGGTAAATTAATGGTTCTCTGGAAAGATGGGAGCAACGAATATGGTAAAGGTGTTATTGTAACATCTTCTACTACTTCAACCAGTCTTAGTGCTGGAAGTGTACAAACATGGCACAGCAGTGCGCTTGATAATATTAGAGCAGTTTATAATGAAGAAGATAACAATGTTATAGCTACTTTTGGTGGTAATAATGAAGAAGTAAGTGCCATAAGACTAGAACTAGATAGTGCTGGAACTGGAATTGATACAGATGGTAGTTACGTTCAAGTAACATCCGAACAATCACATTTAGATCACCGACCTATATATTCAAAAGCAGCTAAACAAGTTTTTATTCTATACAAAAACCTTAATGTTAGTAGTAAAATTTATTCAAAACGAATAACTAACACATCTGGAAACCCTAGTTTTGGAAGTGAACTTAATATTTGGTCTAACTTCACTTTAAAAAACTATACATTAGGGCCAGGAGACAGTGATCCTTCTTCAGGATGTATTTTCTGGGCTGGTGCAGCGTCAAATGCTGGTAACCCAACTTTAATAACCAGTACTAGAACAACTGCTGCCAGCACTAATTTATCTGATCACGCTCATTATATGGGTTTTGCTGATGCTGCTTATTCTGATGGTCAGACGGCTACTATTAAAACGTATGGTAATCATGTAGATACTTTATCTGGTTTAACTGCTGGTACTGAATATTATGTACAAGCTGATGGAACACTAGCTGAGAACTGGGATAATACTAATTTACCCAGTTTTGCTAGTAACACTCCTCTAGCTGGTACTGCTTTGAGTGCATCAAAACTATTAATCAGAGATCCTAGAGCTAGAGCATAATTAAATCAGTGAAAGCACCTAAACTACCTAGTGCTTTAGATATGCCTAGCATCCCTTTAAAGCAACCTACGGCAGAAATGCCAGTGTTTCCTCCTGTAGTTATACCCCCAAGCAATATCAAAGCTCCTAAGGGAGTCAAGCTAGAGGAAGTGCCAGAGGAAACTGAAGATGCAGAAACTACTAGAACTGAACAACCAACTCTTCGAGTTCCTGTTGTAAAAATAGATTTACCCTTACCTTCAGCTGAAGTAGTCGCAACGGCTACTTATGCAGCTGTAGCAGCGGTGGCTACCACCACCCTTGCTACCCCTTTATTTGACAAATTAAAAAAACAAATCCAAAAGTTCTTACAGAAAAAAGTAGATAAATGGAAGGAAAACCGCCAGAAGAAAAAGGAAGCCCGAAACCAAACCTCTTGAACAAACTTAAAGACGCTGCTGAAGACCAAGAACAACAAATACAGATTCTTGGTACTTTTGTGCGTCTTGGAGTAGTGGTTTGGTCGGGCTTTATCTGATCATAACAATGAATTATGTCGAGCTACCTATGGTTAAAAAATCAGGTAACTCAGATATCACGTTCGTTGCCAGTGTGTTTACGGGAGCACTCGCCACTTTTGGCTTGACCACTGGGAATAATAACAAAAACAAAGGCCCCGTAAACTGTCCAATGGTTAAAGACAAACCTAAAGCATGAAAAAGTTATGGCTTTTACCGTTGTTACTGCTAACACCAACTATTGTACGAGCAGAGTTAGTTCAACCGAACTTTACTCAGGGTTCGATGAACAGTACAACAACTACAACTCAAGAAATAACAGAAGAAATCACAACTACAACCTATGGAGCAGCGTTAAGCAAATGGTCTGGGGACAACATAACCCATTCATCAGCAAGCTCAGGAGGTATAGTAGACAGCGATTCGATCTTCAACATGACAACAGCTGGTTCCGACTTCTCACTAGAGGTCGTAACAAGAGCAGCGAGTCAGGTAATCGAACTCACAGAGATAGAAAGAACTATCGAAACGGACTCTACTACTGTCTCCTTGTCAGTCTTCTCTCAGTAGCTCCTGTAAGAGCAGAAGGTGAAACAAACAACACCTCTAATCCCGTTGCAGCAGCGACTGGAAATGTAACTAATCAAGCTGTCCAATTTCAAAATAATGGTGCTCCTTCAAGGCAGCACTATGGTTCTGGGGTGTCCTGTAACGGTGCCACGATGACGTTCAGTCCTTTCTACATGGGGAATCATACGGTTCCCTATGATGATATGATGAGTCAAAGAAGCTACACGATAGCTGAGAACTGGGGAGGTCAGATTAATTTTATGTTCCCTTTAGATGTATCAGGCTTACGTCAGTGCAGGCGTAATGCTAAACGTACTGAAGAAAAGATGCGACTTGATTATGAGCTTACCCGTATGCTTAGGTGTGCTGAACTCCAGCGAAAAGGTTTTATGCTAGCTGAAGGTTCTCGTGTATATACTATGTGTAATGACGTAGTACCTATCGTTGCGTATGAAAAAAAGAAAGAAGCTGCTGTTAAAGAGTATTTAAACACAACTTGTACACCAAAAGACAAAAAGTATCCTTGGAGTAAACAAGAGTACGATTGTCCAACTAAAACCACTAATGACAAATGATTCTACTAATTAAGCCAATACTAATGGCTTTTGCTACTTCCGATTCTGTAAAGAAACTGCTTATTGATATTCTACGCAAGCTAGTGTCAACTACTGATAATGTTGTTGATGATAAGGCTGTAGATTTTATTGAGCAACAGTTATTTACAAATAAAAAAGTTTTAACATAATGGATAAACGAGCCACAGAGGATCAGTTTAATGCATTACATAATCTTGTAACTGTAGAACTGATTGACCGTATCAAATCTGGCGAAGCTACCACCGCAGACCTTAAAGCTGCTACGGACTGGTTATATAAGAATGACATCACTGGTATTGGCTTTGACGAGTCACCTTTGGGTAAATTAGCAGATCTAATGCCGAAGGTAGATTTTGAGGCTGTACAAAAGCGGTGCATAGATAATGGCTCCCAAAGCAATGCCCCGCAGCAAGCTAAAGCGGAGCGCACGGAATTATAGAGATAATCCCGCTTCTAAGGCACATAAAAATGCTGAACAACGTAAAAGGAATAAAACTACTGCTAATAAGAATTATCGTGCATCTTTGAACCGTGCCAGACGTAAGGATGGTAACTACGGTAAAGGTGGGAAAGACTACTCGCATACCCGAAAAGGTACCTTAGTACGGGAAGATCCATCGACAAACAGAGCACGAAATCGCAGTAAAAAATGACACCAATACTTCCAACTTCTGAACACTATCTTATCAATCTTTTAGCTATGCAGTCAGCTGAAGCAAAGCGACTATGGAGAAAAGCTATTAAAGAGGCAAACAATTATGAATGTATTTATTGTGGACAAAGGCATCGAGAACATGATCTTACCATTGACCATGTACATCCCAGATCTATGGGAGGTACTAATATTACTAGGAACTGTGTTCCCGCTTGTCGCAAATGTAATCAGAATAAAGGAAGTCAACTCTGGCTAGATTGGTTTAGGGATAACTTCCCGCCAGACCCTTTTAGAGAACAACGTATCCTTACTTGGATAGAATAGCACCTATGTATAAAAATGATTTAAGCAAATGGGGAATACTAGCGGTAGCTGTGTTATTTGGGGTATGTAATATTACATTACTACGATCAAATAAGCAGCAAAGTAATCTCCCCACGATACCTATACCCCCTGTAAGTGAATATAGTTCATATGAAATTATAGCTTCACCCGAAGGGTACCAAATGAGGTATCGAGCGAATGATCCGCTAGTAATGAAGAGAACGGGGAAAAAGACAACAGAAGAGTATACTATTAATAGTGAATTGTATAAACCTTATCTTAGCCAAGAGTTGCATCAATCCCGTAAGGGTGCTGAGATGACAGCTAAGGAGCTTGCTTGCTTAGAGGCTGGTATTAATGGTGAGAGTCAGGGAAGAATGGCTGGTACTGCTATATCAGCAGCGGCAGCCCCTACGATCACACAGATACCTGTGATAGGATGGTTAGCACAAGGCTGGATGTCTATGTGGGGTACCCGCAAAGGTGGACAAATTGGTAATAAGATTGGTCAAAATCTTGAAGATTGTTAATGTATGAAGAAAAAACATAAGACAATATATGACCAGCTAAGGGAGGACTTTAGGTTCTTCCTTACAGCTGTATGGACACACTTAGATCTTCCACAACCTACTAGAGCACAACTCTGTATTGCTGAGTATTTACAACATGGACCCAAGAGACTCCAAATTCAAGCTTTTCGAGGTGTTGGTAAATCTTGGATTACTGCGGCTTTTGTTCTTTGGACGTTATATAACGACCCAAATAAGAAGATCATGGTTGTATCGGCTTCTAAGGATAGAGCCGACTCATTCTCAATCTTCTGTCAACGATTAATACTGGAAGTCCCTTGGATGAGCCAGTTAAAGCCTAAGAATGATGACCAAAGGTGGTCAAGAGTATCCTTCGATGTAGGACCAGCTGCACCTCACCAAGCACCTTCAGTTAAGTCTGTGGGTATTACAGGTCAGTTAACGGGAAGCCGTGCTGATTTGATGGTATTAGATGATGTAGAAGTCCCTAATAACAGTATGACCGAGCTACAACGTGAAAAACTTCTTCAACTTGTTACTGAGTGTGAGTCTATTCTCACTCCTAAGCCTGATTCTCGCATCATGTTCCTTGGAACTCCTCAGACTACTTTTACCGTCTATAACAAGCTCAGAGAGCGTAACTATAAGCCATTTGTATGGCCTGCTAGATACCCTCGAAAGGTGGCTATGTATGATGGTTTACTCTCACCACAGCTTGCAGCTGACCTAGAAAATGAAAAAGACCTCTCTTGGAAACCAACAGATACAAGATTTCTTGAAGAGGATCTCTTGGAACGTGAGAGTGCTATGGGTCGTAGTAACTTTATGTTACAGTTTATGCTGGATACTTCTCTCTCTGATGCTGAGAAGTTTCCTCTCAAATTTGCCGATCTCATCGTTACTCCCGTCAATCCGACCCACGCACCAGAAAATATAATATGGTGCTCTGATCCTGATAATATCCTTAAAGACCTGCCCTGTGTAGGACTCCCAGGGGACTATTATTACAAACCAATGCAGACTCAAGGGGAGTGGCAAGAGTATAGTGAAACTATCTGCTCTGTAGACCCCTCTGGAAGAGGCTCAGATGAGACTGTAGCCTGCTTTATTTCCCAGTTGAATGGGATAATGTATTTACATGAAATCTACGCCTCTACAGACGGTTATTCAGACAATACATTATTAGACATCCTTAAACTTTGTAGAAAGTATAAAGCCTCCACTCTACTCATTGAGAGTAACTTTGGAGATGGAATAGTAT